CCGCCGCCGCCATGACGTTCATCATCTGCGCCATTTTGCGGCTCGCCTCCATAGGATCGGCAAGCGATACCCCGTACTGGTTCATCGCCGTTGTGAGCACCTCGGCGGCAGCTTTCGCGTCTCCGCCCATCGTCTTGCTCAATACGGCGATATTGTCCCCCATAGCTTTGAGGGCGTCCGGAGTTTTGGCAAGTTCCGGGGAGAGCTGCGAGAGCAGCAGTTTGTACGATTCGACGCTCTGCGCTGCCGAACCGCCGAACGTCTTTGCCGCATCACGCGCGTAGCGCTCGATCGTTTTGAGGCTTTCGCCCGTCTCGCCCGAAATTGCCGACAGGTCGGCGAGCGAAGCGTTGAGCGCGGCACCCGGGGCGAGCGTTTCGTCCACCGTGCGCGAGAACCCCTCGACAAACTGCGATAGCTGGTTGAACGCGACAACCTTGCCAGCAAACGAGTCCCATATCCCGGTAGCCTGCTTTACGGTATTGTTCAATGCGGTAACATCCCCCGTAATCTGCTGCGCAGCGGTGGAGGCGTTTCCGGTGATGTTGAACGAATAGTTAAAAGCGTAGTCACTCATTCTCTGGAGTCTCGAATAATTTTGCTAAAATCTTGGCAAGGTTGGTCAGTCGCCTCCCCTCGATCCATACAGCCTCGGAGAAACGCTGCGCCCACTCCTCCTCGGAGAGTTGGCGCGGGTCTATGTGGAAATTCGCCCGGATCAAGGCGCACCCTTTGGCGATGTACTGCTCCCCGTCGTTATCGCTCAGTTGGTACGCCTCTACACGTTTTTTAAGGTGCCCACAACACGGTCGAACATCGCCCCGAGCTGTTTAATAGCCGCCATGCGTACCAGCGTGTCGGTTTTCATTACCGGATCACCGCCGAGCCAGCAGTTCTCGAACATGACCGAGGTACTTTTCACCTCGTCCTTTTTGGTCAGTTGGTTTACCGCCGACATGGTTTCCATGCTCGGGCGGCGGAAATAACCGACAAACAGGTCGCCGTCATCCTCGACCTCGATCATGTGTACCTTGCGGTGTTCGCCTTTCCACACCTTGACCTGCTCGTCCGACACACCGCCGTTGCAGATGTTGAGCGTCTTTACAGTCTCTCCGGTGTCCTTGTCCTTGTAGGTTCTCACCCCGTCCTTGTCCGTGAACACGAGCGTGCGGACTACTTCGCCTTTGGCGTCCTTGATCTCCTCGGTGTTGTTGTTCTTGTTCATAAATTACTCGATAAAAAGGGGCAGGCAGTCACGCCCGCCCCGGTTAAACTTGCTGTTACTTGTTGTGCCACTTGATATGCGAGGGCACCAGCTCGAGATCGACGAGCTGCCGCGTGTCCCCCTCTTTCCAGTTGCGGGCGTTCTTCTTGAAACGGCAGTTCATAATCTTGTCGGTTACGATCTGCCCGTCCTCGGGGATGTACGCCACAACGATAGGGAACGGTGCGAGGTCTTGCAACCGCCCGGTCGGGCTTTTCGCCTGCCAGCCGATCACCTCGCCCATTGCGACGGTGATCTTGGCGCTCGGGGTTACTCTGCCTTTGGAGTACGAGACCGGGAAACGCCCCGCCCCGTAGTGGTTCTCGACAACTTGGTCGTCGCCGTACTCGATCGCCGTAATTCCGACGACGGGCACGCCCCCGACGGTCGCCGTGATGTCGCCCCACGAGTATTCGATACCGTTGATAAGAGGGATTAAATCCGTTGCTTCTGCCATTCAGCCGATTGGTTTATGCTTTTTTTGCAAAGCCGATTTTACATCTGATCCTGCGCAATACCCCGACGCCTACCTGCTTGATGACGAACTCCAGCTCGGAGGTCGATAACACGTCTTGATCGGGGTCGATTTCTACCAACATGCCGCTCAACTCGCCCGCTTTCTGCATGTCCTCGAGCGGCTTGTTCGCAAGCTCGGTGAGGTATTCCACCTCGTAGGAGGCGAGTTGCCCGGTCTCCGCGTTCACGTAGAGCTCGCCGCCGAGTTTCGGGAGCAGGGCTTTACGGATGCCGCGAACCGCCTTGTCCATAGTACGGACGTTCTCGATATAGGCGTAATCGCTCACCGCATCGTCCATTGTGTGCGAATCGTTGAAATACGAATCGGCAAAGCCGTCGTAAGTCACGAAAAACAGGTAACGCGAGACGTCGAGGTTCTCAACGATCGCCGTGTCGAGGTCGCGCAGCAGCGTTCCGTCGCCGAACGCAGGCAGGTCGATACCCGTCGGGAATTTCTCGACCGAGGCGATCGACTGGTGTACCGCCGCTTTGGAGGTGATGCCCAGCCACACGCCGAGCCCGGAAACCGAGGCTTTCCCCGTGTTGCCCTTGTCGGCGTACAACTGCGCCCCGACACCCTTGCCTGCCTGTCCGATGATGACCGAGACATTGCATTTCCCGGCTCCCGCAAGGCTCGACGGTAGCGACGTGACGGAGGCGACTTTCGGAGCGTAACCGATTGAGAGCGGACGGTCGTATTCCTGCAAATAGGTGGCGATGCCCTGCAACGCCGTGAGGTCGCCCGCATCGAGCTCCTTGTGCCCGCACCACACCGCAACCTGCCGCAGAGAGCCGCCCGCGTAGTTTTGCAGGCTCTTGACCTCCGAAAAGGTGTAGGTGCCGCCCGTAGGCTTGGCGAAAAGACCGACATACAGGCTGATGCCCGGGTTGAGACGGTAAATTTCGCTCAAATGGTAGTGCAGCATCCGGATTTCCCACGCCGCGCCCTCGTCGCTGGTGATGCCGAGTTTCTCGGCGGTCTCGATCGAGGAGCACGCCTGTATGCGGTTCTCCTCCGAGAACCCCTCCGGCAGAGCCGTCACGTAGGCGAGGAACCCGCTGACGTGATCCTGTCCCGCCGCCGTCTTGGGGATGTTGCCGTTGGTGCGTTCAAATTTGATACTCTGCATTCGGCTATCTCTTTACGGGCGTTACCGCCTTGTTGTTGAGCGTGCGGGCATGGTTGTCCGCGTCGTTTTTCTCGTAGAACCCGCGACCGTCTGCCGTCATGTACACGACCGACATATCGGGGTTGCTTTTGAGCAGGGCTTTGCCGACCTTCTGCACGGCGTCCGAAACTTTCGGCTCCGATTTTTTGGTCGGGGTTTTCGCTGCGGGTTCTGCATTGTCGGCAGCACCGCCCGGGGTCGGCTGCTTGCCTCCCGCCTGCGGCTGATCCGTCATGCCCTCCCCGGTGTTGTCCTGCGGGGGTTCCTGTCCGGTCGGAACAGGTGCCCCGGTCTTGTTTTGCGGGTTCTCCGCCTTATCTTCTTTTTTTGCCATAGTCAAATGGTGTTTGAATGGTTTATAAATGCCGTTTAAGTTTCCACACCAGCCACACGACCCCCGCAGCGACGGCAATCCCCCCGAGGGTGCAGAGCAGACGTTGCAGGGGATTCAACCCCCGCCGTTCGTGGGTTTCGGTGTCCGTGTCGGTATGCGTACTCTCCCCGCTGGTTGTCTGTAATTCCGTTTTGGCAGCTTCGCGGCTGCTTGATTCGCCGGATAGTTCCCTGTGTTCGTCGATCGTCTGCCCGGTGGTCTGCGTCTGCCGCCCCGCATCCGTCTTGCGCCGCGTTTGGGTGGTTTCCCGTTTGAGCGGCGGCGTCCCCGTGACGGGATCGGTCGGTTTGTCCGTGTCGTACTCCCGCACGGTGGTCGTTACCTCCTCGTTGCTCGTCAGCTCGGTTGTCGTTTCGGTATCGGTCTGTTCGTGCCGATCGCCGACCGCTTCCAAACTTTCGGTGTTGCTCGTTTCTGTTTCCTCCCCGTAATCGGCAGCATGTTCGAGGTTACTTGTCGTCGTGCTCCGGATCGTCGCATTCTTTGTGCTTGCGCAACTCGTGAGAAACAGGGCAGTCAGCAGCGTGAGGGCAAAGAGAAATTTTGCCGACGGCTTTTTCCAGTCTTGAAACATTCGTATTCAGTCGTTTTACCTGCACCTCCAAAGGGTGCACGATGTTCTGCATGATAATCTCGTTTCCGACACGCACGTTCTCCAGTTCCTTGCGGTTGGCATCCGCACGGGCAGCGGCAACCTCGGCGCGCAGCCTTGCGATTTCGGTATTGTATTTCTGCCGCGTGAGTTTCGAGGCAAGCCACGAGGTGACAGGTGCCGCAGTAATGCCGATAATCGCTAACAACAACTCCGTACTCATTGCACAATACCGATAGATTTCAACCACGCGGGAACGTCGAACGAGGGGCACGCCTTATGCACGCCCGGCAGGTCGCGGTGCCCGACGATCTTCACCCGGGGATGCCGGGCGTGGAACGCCAGCACGTACCGCTTCAAGGCTTCGAGCTGCTGCGGGGTGCGCGTGTCCGCCGGGGTGAGTGCCTTGTTGTTCTCACAACCGCCAGCATACACGATATGCCGCGACACGCCGTTATATCCGGCGGCTCCGTTCGTGATCTCCCAATCATCAACCCACGCATCCTCGTTGTTAGCGACAAGCCGCTCGACACTACCGTCCAAATGAAAAAGGTCGGTATATCCCACTTGCCGCCACCCTCTGCCTCGCGGTTGGGGAGCCGTGTGCCACGCCCGGATTTCGTCGGCTGTTACCTCGCGTCCTCGGGGTGTGGCGGTGCAATGGATAACCAAGTATTTAAGCTCCTTTTTCATTTGTCGGGTAGTTTTGGGATTACTTGTTGTCGCCCGCGCTGGCGGTCACCTTGGCACTCACGATCGCGCCCATAGCCTCGTTTTTGAGGGGCAGGCAGATCGAGTAAGTGCGGAAACTGATAAGGTTTTCCTGCGTGGTCGGGTTGTTCTTCGCCTCCGATGCGTAGGTCTTGACGCTGCCGTTGGCTTTCATCATGCGCGTAGGCGAGAAAGCGATCGACGCCTGCATGTCCGTATCCGCCGGAACAGAACCGTATGCGACCTTTTTCAGCGTGGTAGCGTTGTAGTACGGGCAGTCGTCATACTCGTAGATTTCAAAGCCCAGCACCTTGTTGATCTTTCCGCTCTCGGCGTTATAATACTGGTTGTAGAACTTCTGGTCGTTTTCGAGCAGGTCGGCGACATGGTCGCTGCACAACACGAGGCAACGCCCCGCCTTGGGCACCTTGTTCTTGTCGAACAGCTTTTTGAGGCGCACGATGTCCTTGCGCGTCATAATCTTGCGACCCTCGGACGCCTCGCCGCTCGTGAGGATCACGGGAGTTGCCGTGCTGTTTTCGTTCGGGGCGATCGCGTGAATGGCTCGGGAGTATTTCTTCTCCGAAATAGCCTCCTTGTGGCGTTCGATAACCGTCGCCTTTTTGTCGTAAGAGAGCGAATACAGCTCGTCGTCGGTGATGCGCGTCGGCTTGGTCTGATACTTGTCGAGCGTCACAGCCTTGTCGCCGTCCTCCAGTTCCTCGATCTCCAGCGGGTACGAGGTATTGTTCACCAGTACGGTAGGATCGCCGCCGATATTCACGAAATGGATCACGTCTTTTTCGACATACTGGTCGAACGAGCGGATTTTGCTGTACCAGCCCAGCCCCTCGGGATCGGTGCGGAACGCTTTAATCATAAAGCCCGTCCACGCCTCGGTGTAAAGTCCGGCGCAGGCAGCCCCCGAGGGCATGAAACCGCCGCACAGCCCGGACAGGAAAGAGACGCCGTTCACCGCCAGCACACCGTACACGGGCTGAACCCCGAGCGCGGAGGCTCCGACAGCTCCGGCGGCGCAATTCACGGAAATCGCGCAGATAAAGCCCATAAGGGCAAAAAGAAACTTTTTCATTCTGTTAGAAAGGTTTTGAGTGTTACTTGTCGATCTTGGGGACATAGCCGAACTCGGCTTTGAAAAGTTGCATGAACTTCTCCGGGTTCTCTTTTTCGAGCTTACGGAGCTGCTCGTCGGACATTTCCGAGTATGCCAGCTCGACGCTCGCGCTCGAAGCCGCTCCGCCCGCCGGGTTGATAAGCTGTGTCGGCTTCTGTACCGGGGTCAGCATGGCGATAGTCGATTGCAGGACGTCGAAACCTGCCTTTTTACCCAGCGTGATAAGGTGGTCGCGCTTGTCGGCGGTCGTCTTTCTTGCCTCGATAGCAGCATCGACCGCCGCCTCGATGCGGGAGAGTTCGAGCGTCTCGATACGGGCGACGTCGCCCTGCAACTTGGTGATCGCGTTTACCGCGTCGTCCTCGGTAGCCGTTGCGGGCAACCCGAGGGTCAGTAGGATTTTGTTCATCGAAAAAAGGGTTTGATTGTTACCGTTGTTCTCTTCCGGGGCAGGCTCCGCCGCCGGGGAGTGTGCGTTTTTGAGGAGCGGGACGATCTCGCTGTCCGCGCCCGATGCCAGCCGCAGGATTTTACCGCTCGGCTCGTATAATTGCAGGGCGTCGTCGTTGGAACCGATGTCCGCAATGGAGACCTCGACGAGCTTCGAGCGCACGACCGTTGCACGGGATTGTCCCGGCAACAGGTACTCGGTCGCCGTGCTCAACTCGACGGGCTCCAGCCCCGCCGAACACATGCGGATAAAATCCTCCTCCCACTTGCGGGCGATCTCCGCCGCAAACGGGTCTTTCATGTCGAACACGGGGGTACCCCGCAACTCGTCGCCCTCGACGCGGATATTCTCGACGCGCCCGATCGGAGTGCTCTTGCCGTCGAAACCGCGCGTGTGCATGTAGAGGAGTACCGGGTTGCGCTTGTACTGCGTGAGGTCGATTCCCGGGGTAAGGACACGGGTGCCGTAGCTGTTAAGTCCGCTCGTGTTGATGATAAAGTCTTTTGCCATTCGTCAAAAAATAGGGGACGGCATTTTTCTTTTAAGGGCTCCACCGTCCCCGTCGGTCATACTTCTAAAAAGGGTTTTTGTAGCGGGAGGCGGACTCGAACCGCCGACCTCGAGGGAATGAACCTCGCGAGCTGCCAACTGCTCTATCCCGCGATATTGTTGCGGAGGCAGGAATCGAACCTGCGACCTTGAGGGAATGAACCTCACGAGCTGCCAACTGCTCTACTCCGCGATGTTGAACGATGCAAATTTGCGGGGTTTGCAACGCCCTAACAAAAAGAGTGTAAATAGTTTGCAACCTTTTTTATTTTCACGGGGCAGTCACCGAATTTTGCATCGTGGAAAACTCCCGTTCGGGAGCACGAACCAATTAAACCGCATCTTATGAATGGCAAATAAGGTCTCCGAGGAGAAAAAGGAATTTGCCCGCGTGCTCTACATGTCGGGCGAACAGCAGAACATCATCGCCGAGAAAGTCGGCGTTTCAAAACAGACCATAAACAGGTGGGTGGCAGAGGAAGCGTGGGACAAACGCAGAGCTGCCCAAAGCGTCACACGCCCCGAAATCGTAAACAACCTGCTGCGGGCAATAAGCAACGAGGTTGAAAAGCTCAACGAAGAACGGGATGCCGAGAAAGTAGCCGGAGCCTGTGATAAACTTTCCAAACTGGCGGCGACAATAGAGAAGCTCGACAAAAAGGCGAGCGTCGTCGATGCGATCGAGGTGTTCATCGGTTTCGGCAAGTGGCTACAACACAGGGCGACCAATGACGAGGAACTCACCCCCGAACTGATAAAGGCGATCAATCGGTTTCAAGACCTGTATGTCTCGGAACTTTTAAGCACGAAAGGGCAATAATGTCAGTCGCAGGAGTAAATGACGCCACCAAACGGTGGAAAGAGTGGTGCGACAACGTACAGGCGCAGACCACCGTAAACCGGGCTGAAAGCGAGGCGGACAAGCAGGCACGCATCAAACGGGCACGGGCGGATTATGCCTTTTTCGTGAATTACTATTTCCCGCACTACACCGACGACCCGGCAACAGGAAAACATACCGAGAGCGCGCCGTTCCACATCGAAGCGGCGAATAAAATACGCAAGAACCGCAACCTCAAAGCTGCGTTCAAATGGGCGCGAGGACACGCCAAGAGTACCCACATGGATATAATGATCCCCATGTGGTTGAAGTGCCAAAAGGTGCGGGATATAAACGTAATGGTGCTCGTCGGCAAGTCGCAGGAGAACGCAAATACCCTGCTGGCGGACTTGCAGGCGGAGTTGCAGTATAACCAACGCTATATAAACGATTTCGGCGTTCAGTACAATTCCGGAAGCTGGGAAGAGGGCGAATTTGTTACCGCCGACGGGTGCGCATTTTTCGCCCGGGGACGCGGGCAGTCGCCCCGAGGCTTGCGGTACCGGAACCACCGCCCTGACTACATCGTGATCGACGACCTCGACGACGACGAATTATGCGGCAACGAAACCCGGGTAAACAAACTTACCGACTGGGTAAAAGAGGCGTTGTTCGGTGCCCTCGACGGCGGGCGCGGGCGGTTTATCATGGTCGGCAACCTTATAAGCAAGTGCAGCGTGCTCGCCAATATCTGCGCAACCGACGGCGTGCTGGTCTCGCAGGTGAACGCGATCGACAAGCAGGGGCGCGTGGCGTGGGCGTCGAAATGGTCGATCGACGAGCTCCGCGACATGGAGCGTTTCATGGGGTACCGCTCTTTCCAAAAGGAAATGATGAACAACCCGATTACCGAGGGCGCGGTGTTCAAACACACGTGGATCAAGTGGAAGAAGCTGCCGAAGCTCTGCAAGTACGATTACCTCGTGGCGTATTGCGACCCCTCGTTCAAAGGCACCAGCAAAAACGACTACAAGGCAATCAAGCTGTGGGGAAAGATCGGGACGGAACTGCACCAAATCGAGGCGTTCGTGCGGCAATGCTCGGTCGCCGAAATGGTGCGCTGGTGGTACGACCTGCACGAGCGGATGATCGTCGCCGGGGTGATATGCTATTACTACATCGAGGCGAATTTCCTGCAAGACATCATCCTCGACGAATTTACCCGAGAGGGGAATTTACGCGGGTACCAGCTACCCATACGGGCGGACAAACGCAAGAAGCCGGACAAGTTCCAGCGCATCGAGGGAATCTCCCCGCTGTGGGAGCGCGGGTTCGTGTTCTACAACGCCGACAGGCAGAACGACCCCGACACGCTCGCGGGACTGGAACAGACCCTCGCGTTTGAAAAAGGAACCAGCAGCCACGACGACGCGCCCGACGCCGACGAGGGGGCGATCTACATCCTGCAACAGCAAACAAGAATAAAAACTTTCGCCCCCAAGTTCGGGCGGCGACCAACCTCTAAAAACTCATGGTAAAGATTTTCAGAAAGTGCGTAAAGGCATACAAGAGCTATGTGCTTTACATCCGATGCAAGCGGGCAATCAAACGAGCCGACCGAAACGCCGTAGTGACGGGCAAAAAGTGGCTCGTGCTCATGTACGGCGGCAAACCCCTCGTCGTGAGCAAACAGCACCTCAAAGCCAAGATTAAGGAGGGCGCGTTCTGCAAGGGTTTCACGCCCGAAAAGGCGGAATCGCTCGCAATCTACAAAACCCGGTAACAATGTTTCTCACCGAGGACGATTACAGGGTGGTATGCGACGAAGACGAACTCGACATACTCACCCGCAGCGAACCCGAGACCCGGCAGAAAGCCGAGCGGGTCGCTATGGAGGAGGTCGCAAGCTACCTCCGTCCGCGCTATGATACTGAAAAAGCGTTTGCCGCCGAGGGAGACCAGCGCAACGCGATGCTCGTGCAGGTGACGGTAAATATCGCCCTGTACTATCTCGTGCACTGGCTCCCGCAGAACTTGGCTCTCGACGGACGGCAGGAGCTTTACGACAACGCGATCGCATGGCTTACCCGCGTGAGCAAAGGCGGTTCAATGCCGAATCTACCGACGTACACCGGAGAGGACGGGGAAACCGATACCTCGAACCCGATACGTTACGGCGGCATGTCCGCCAGCAAATACGATTATTAAACAGCGGTTAAACGCCGCTTAAATTGTGATTTTATGCTGAATGCGTTTTTTTGATAATTTCCTTTCAATGATGCCCGGAACCTCGGCTCGGCACAGGCGCGACGTGCTCAATCTCGCCGCGCAGTTCGCCACGCAGGTAAAGAAGAAAAGGGACGTCCTTATCGAACTGAACCAGCAGACCGAGAGCCTCACCAAAAAGGACATCGCCACGTGGCGGCAGGCATGGCAGGCGGCGATCAATTACGAGCAGCCGAACCGCTGCGCCCTGCTCGACGTGTACAACGACGCGCTGGTCGATCTGCACCTCTCCGGCTGTATCGCCCAGCGCAAGGGAAAGACCCTGCAAAAACCGTTCGTCCTCACCGGGAAGAACGGCAAGGAGGACGACAAAGCCCGCCTTATGTTCGAGCGCGAGTGGTTCAACGATTTCCTCGACCTCGCACTCGATAGTCCTTATTTCGGGCATTCGTTGATCCAGTTCGGAGACATCACCAACGAGAACGGCGTAATGTCCTTTACGGGCGTCGAACTGGTGCCCCGCAAGCACGTCGTACCCGAATACGGCGTTATTACCCGGGAGGCGGGCGACGACTGGAAAAACGGCATATCGTACCGCGAGGGCGACATCGCCGTGTGGTGCATCGAGGTCGGGAAAGCTCGAGACCTCGGCGTGCTGCTTAAATGCGCCCCGCAGTCGCTCTCCAAGAAAAACATGCTCGCCTACTGGGACACGTTCGGCGAGGTGTTCGGCATGCCGATCCGTATCGGCAAAACCATGTCACAGGACACGAAAGACATCGCGCGGATCGAAACCATGCTCGCCGAAATGGGTGCCGCATCGTGGGGGTTGTTCCCGGAGGGCACCGAGATCGAAATCAAGGAGACCAGCCGGGGCGACGCATACAACGTGTACGACAAACGGATCGACCGATGCAACTCCGAAATTTCCAAAGGCATACTCGGGCAGACTATGACGATCGACAACGGCAGCTCTTTGTCGCAGTCGGAAACGCACCTCGAGGTGTTCGAGAACATCTGCCGTGCGGACGCCACGATGATAAAGTACCTCGTGAACGACCGACTTATCCCGCTGATGATCCGGCACGGGTTCCCGCTCGCGGGGGTGACGTTCGACTGGAACGAGGCGACGAGCTACACCCCGGCAGAGCAGCGCGAGATCGAACGCCTGCTCCTGCAGGAGTACGACATCGACCCGAATTATTTTGCCGACAAGTACAAAATCCCGATCACCGGGGTTAAGAAAACCAGCGCAAACAGTTTTTTCGAGTAGGGGCTGACGCCAGCAAAGGCAAGGACGCCAGCCCCCGGGAGGTGCCGACAAAGAATTTCCGGGCGTTTTACCGGGGTCTTGACGATGCGGTCGAGGGTTTATACCGCGACGAGCTTTTAACGCTTGCAGACGACGAAAAAACGCCCGATTTCGGGTTTGACAGCCGCGTATTTGAACGTGCCGCAGAATGGGTGCGCGAAAGGGGCGGTTTTACCCCCTCCATGTTGCAGGAACAGCCAGCCCGCGACGTGATCGACGAGACGTTTCGCATCCTTGGAGGTGCCGTGTCGTCGTCAATAGGCGAGGAAATGCCCGCAGAACTTACCGGGCTGCTGGAAAACAACGCCTTTATTTTCTCCGGACTGAAAACATACCACTCGTTGAACGAGGTCGGCTTGTCACTGATCGGGGACGACGGAGGGATAAAACCGTTCGAGAAATTCCACGAGGACGTCGCAAAAATCGACGCCAAGTATAACCGCAACTATCTGTATGCGGAATACAATCACGCGGTAACGTCGTCCCAAATGGCGGCGAAATGGCACGATTTCCAGCAGGACGGCGATCGGTACAATTTGCAGTACCGGACGGCGAACGACGAGCGGGTGCGGGAGGAACACCAGCGGCTGCACAACATCACCCTGCCCGTGAGCGATCCGTTTTGGGAGCAGTTCATGCCGCCCAACGGCTGGAACTGCCGTTGCGTCGTCGTACAGGTACGCAAAGGCAGGTACCCCGAGAGCGACAGCCAGCAGGCGGTCGGGATCGGCGAGGAGATCACCGAGGAACCCAAAAAGCGGATTTTCCGGTTCAATCCCGGAAAGGAGTTAAAAGTGTTCCCGGACAAACACCCGTATAACAAGGCTCCCGAAGCAGCAAAAAAGATCGTCGCAAAACTCGCCGAGGAGATAAAGACCCCCGAACAGGCGGTGCGATTCATACAGGAACAAGAGGATCGCCGGGCATGGTTCGAGCGCGGATTTAAGACTTTGGAAGTAACGAGACGAAAAGGCGTAAACGGTTCTACCGATATGAACGGAAATATCGACATGACCCGCGAGCGGCTCGATCGGGTATTGTCGGGGCTTACCAAGCTGCGGCAGGGCGGCGAGGTTTCGTTCGAGGAAGCGGACGCACTGGCGACCTTTTGGCACGAGATCACACACAACCGCAACAAACCCGGCAACGAATACCTTACTACGTTGGCGAGGCGGTATATGGAGCTGGCGAATGAATTTGTAGCGAGAAAGACGCTGCCTGAATTTTACGAATCGTTCGGAGGAAAGATGCAGCATCCCGAGTTTATGGACGACCGACAATCGACCGGATATAATACGTGGGTACGCAATTATTGTTCGCTGATCCGAAAGACCGGAGCAGACCCCGACAAGGTGCTGGATGCGGTGCGTGAGCACTTGTTCAACGAGCACTATTCACAACAAGCTGCCGGATTGGTAAAGGCGATCAAGGACAGCGGGGCGACCAAAGCGGACGGAACGCCGTTAAAGGTAACGGAAATAAAGACGCTGGTAAAGGGGTGTTTGCTATACGGGGAGAGAATGTTCGACGAATACGTGAATATATCACTCGCAGAACATTGATTTTAATTCACCGTCAAACTCTTTTTGAATGGCTTTCGACAACTTTTTATCGGTAGTGAGGTCGGCAAACTCTAAAAACGTACTTGCCCGGTTCTCCTCCGTGATATGGGACAAAAAGAACTCTTTATCGCCGATGATCTCGCCGATAATAGCCTCGTCGTCCGTAAAGTCGAGGAATGTCCGTTCCCGGAGTTTAAGATTGTCGTAATCCAACATAGTACGCATTTTTGCAAAAGTAGCATATTTTCAATTACCAACCAAAGAAAAATGCCAAAACCTGACGAACTGATCCGAAATATACTCTCCGACATGAAAGTCGAACTTACCGAAATGTTCGACCGGAATTTCGAGCGCAAAGGTTTTTTCGGCTCCAAATGGAAGCCCCGGAAGAACAAAAAGGCGAAAGGGTCGCTCCTGCATGTAACGGGAAAAATGCGCCGTTCGATCCGGGCGTCCGTTCGTGGGAAAGGGGTGCATTATTCCTCCCCGCTGCCGTACACCGCACTCCACAACGAGGGCGGAAAGTTCGCACAGAACGTCCGTACCCATACCCGGACAAACAGGCGCACGGGCAAGACCTATACCGTGCGGTCGCACACCCGGCAGATAACGATGCCGAAACGCCAGTTTATCGGCGACCACAAGGAGGTGCGGCAGGCGATCAAACAGATCGTCCACGAGAATATAACCGAGTTTTTCGATAACCTCGCAAAAGAGTTGAGAAAATGAGAAAGGCAATCTACAAAGCCGTTGCCGACAGGCTGAAAAATCAAAAGGTCGGTGTCAAGTTCGTAAGCCTGTGGAACCGGAACACCGAGCAACTTTCCAAACAAAAGGCGTTCCGGCTTCCTGCCGTGTTCGTCGAGTTCGAGCCGATCGAGTGGTCGCAGCTCTCACGGGGCGCACGATCGGCAGACATTCGGGTACGGCTCCATGTCGTAACCGAAACGCTGGCGTCTCCCGAGGAGGGCGGGAAATACCAAGACCGGGCACTCGAACACCTCGACCTTATCGAGCGGATCGACGCGGAGGTGCAAGGTCTCTCCGGTGAGGGGTTCAACTGCTTTATGCTGGTCGAATCCGTGACGGATCACGATCACGAGCGCGTACAGCATGACGAGGAGTGCTTCGTGACACACGCGACCGACACCTCGGCGGTCAAGCCCCAAGCGGTCGCCGTCGGCGTCACACTGGTAAGAGGATAAAACAAGCCCCGGCAACCTTTCTCGGTTCCGGGGCTTGCGTCCTTATTTGTCGGGGATTTCGTCGTAGCGTTCTTGCAGTTCTTCGTCCAGTCGTTTGTCTGTTTCACGAAGCCGGGAAAACAAATCGGCAAAGTCGCTGAAACCGCCCACCGGATCGCCTCGCATGGCATTACGGATATACTGCTCGTAGGCGTCGGTAATTATTTCGCGCTGCTTTTTATTCATCCCGTGTTTGTTTTTGGATATTTTCGAGATACTCGACACCGCAGCGGGTGACTATGGCACCGAAATACGGGTGCGGGTCAATCGCTTTATAAACACCCATAGGATGCCCGATTTCGATCAATTCCGGGGCGATAACCTCGATTTCGCGGAGTAGTTTTGCGGTATGGCAACTGAATACGTCCGCGCCTCCGACAACCTCCTGCAAGGCGGCGATCTGCTCATTGTTCAGTTTGGTTCTTTCGTTCATAAATCAAATAAAGTAAGTTGTTTGTTTTCGGGTTCTTTCGGTAACGGCTCGTTTATGTAGTTCAAGAAAGTGCGGTAACAAATACCGTATTTCGGCTCGATGAATTTTCGCCATACAGCCCGGTAGCACTTGGACTGATTGCCAGCCTCGTAGTGCTCCCTCGTTATCGCGCAAACCTCCCGGATGCGTTTTAACGTGCTTTTATAACGAACTCCCTTTGCCATGTGCCGAAAACTTACTATTTTTGCAAAAGCGTCCCCACGCTTCGCTCGTTAGTCGGTTCCCGGTTGGCGGGCTTCTTTTTTATACCCCGGACTTGCCGGGGTAAGGTTCGATCGTGATCTCGATGTTCAGCGTCTTTTTTACCCGTCCGCTGCCTCGGCAAACGGGACATTCATACGGCTGCGGATCATCCTCTCTCCCGTATGGGTGAAACTCCGGTACCGTGTAAGCTATCCCGGTGCCCTTGCAGTTGCGGCACACCTCGATACTCTCTTTTTCATAATTGCGCACTTTCTCTGACATTCAGCCTTATTCCTCTTTTTTAGGTTCAACAAAAAACGTTTCGTCCTGCTCGACCTTGATGCCGACTTTCTGCATCAACTCGGGCATGTCCTCGTTCTCACGATCGGCGAGGAGCTTGTCTTTGGCGACCTCCTCGCTGGTGCGGACATACGCCGGGTTGAACTCTTTGAGCAGCTCCAGCACCGCCGCCCACGTAAAGCCCTTGCGGGTTTTGAGCTTCGGTGTCCCGGTGCGGAACCCGAGGACGCCGTGCGCCGTCTCCATGCTTTTCTTTTTGGAGAAAAGCTCGTCCCGGTTCTCGGTGGCGAACGTCTGCATCACCTCGAGGGCGTCGTCCTTTTGCTGCTGGAACTTGGCGATCTCCTCGGCATTGCGCTCTCTAATCTTGGTAATCTCCGCGTCCATTGCCGCGTTGATACCCTGCAATTTGGCGTCGGCAAAGGCGAATGCGCCGAAAGCCTCCTCCATTTGGTCGCGCGTAACTCCCGAAACCACGACCTTTTTAACTCTTGTTTTTGCCATTGTTATAAAAATGAAAGTTGGTTATTTCTTCTTGTTGGCGCCGTCGAATATCCGGTGAAACATAGCCTCGATCGAGGCGCATTTCACGATTTCGAGGACTTGGGGGTTCTTGGAACACACCGAAGCGATAGCCTCCGACACCCGACCACCTCGACCGCCGAGAAACCCGACGCACGTCGATGTTTTATCGTTCCCGTCATCCGAAACCGCAAAGAATGCAACACCGCATTTGTCGGAAATTCCCTCCCCCGCAGAGTTGAACATAGATTTGAGTTCCTCGGCGATCTGCCCGGCACGGGTAGCGAAATCGACAGGTTCCCCGGGCTGGTCGGTTTTGGATTCCGACGTTGGGTGGACGAGGTTCGCGGGTTCGTACTCGACGGCATACGTTAAACCTGTGTATTCATCAACTACGTCTACTGCCATACGTTTACATTCTTTAGGTGTTAAATCAAAAAGATTCTTGCGAACAAATACACGTTCATAAGGAGCCGTAATGATTTTATACACAATATCACCAAGATTGGTATTCATGTTGGTTTTGAGGCACACTGCCTGCATTTCAAGCGGAATATATCCGCAACCGATGATTGATTTCTGATTGCTCATAATTTTTTGTTTTTAAGTGGTTTAATTTGTCTTTTTTCGCCTACGTTGCAAGCAGGTTAATCTCTTTGTTTTTCGGGTTCTGTTGCCTTGTAGCGGCTTGTACCTTTGTTTTGGCATAACAGCCGAATACCTCCGTAAAGCGGAATTACAGGATCGCATTGCCTCGGTAAACCGCAACAGGGCTCCGGCGAGCTGCTCACATGCGGCTCTCATAGGTCGCATATTCCGGCTGGTGAACGATCTGCAAGCCGCACTCCTCGGCGATATTCGCCTCGATGCGCGATCCCCGGCTGTCGCCCCAGTCTTTGAGCAGATAGATCGCATCGCATTCGAGCAACAGGGCAACGTCTGCGACGAGGTGCTCGTTCCAGCTCGCCTCCGAGCCGAGCCCGTTGTTGGTCGGGTTCACGGGTTCGTGCCCGAACGCCCGGATTTGCTGCTCCGCCTGCTTGAACTTGGCGGTTACTTGGTCGGTCGGCAAGCCCGAAATTTTGCCGCTGATGTACCATTTCATCGTCTCGCCCTCCATTTGCAGTAAATCCACAACTTGCACAGCCCGACGATTACCACAACAAGCAGCACGAGGGCAAGAGGCATCCACATAGGAGCGAGAACCCACCACCACGACCACGCGATGCACTTTGTCAGTTTCAGCACGATAAAGGCGATTGTGAGCAAGCCCAAAAAGCCGATACCTGCACCCGAAGAATTGTTGTTTGAACTCATAATTTTTTGTTTTTGAAAGGTGAATAAATCCGTTAATTCAATATCGCCGGGGAGGTTTTCCCCGCCGTGTAGCTTTGAGCCAAGAGCTCCATTGCGATACGCTCCGCCGCATCCATGTCCTTTTGTTTGTTGCGGAATGTATTGTACAGGTTCCGCAGACGCTCGGCGGGTATTTTGTTGAAAGACTGGTACCCGGTGGAACGGCAGGCAATTCCTTTGATTATTTCGGCGTTGCTTTCCTTGTCGATTTTACGCAGGTAGCCGCCGATCGCAGCCATAGCACGCTTACGCAGTTTATCCATTTGGTCGCCTTTGTCGCCCTCCAACTGCTTGGAAAGCGAGGCACAAACGTCGATAAGGGCGTGCGTGTCTATGTCGGCACTACTCTCGACGCCGAAGCTCTCGACGATCGCCCGTTTTTCCGCCTCCGTCAGTCCCAAACGCGAGCAAAGGGTGTGGAACTTGCGGAGTACCCCGTTGTGAATTTTATCCATTGTGTGCATAATTGTGTATCATTAAAGTTTATCAATCCAATACTCATTTGCGCCCTGTTCCCATATCACGAAATCGGCACCTCCCTCACCTTTTTCGCCTTTGAATCGGGTCGTTACGAATCCTTTGTACCCCTCGACCCGGATTTTCACCTCCGAGAGCTTTCGCACGTGCTGCGCGATAGCCGGATAGGGCTTGTTGTTTTCTTCGTGTGCTATGAAAATGAATAACTTGTCGGGAAACTCGTTTATCAATTCCATGAACACCGTCCGCGTGAACCCGACCAACGCCGTAATCGAATCAATCACGATCACGTTAGGGCTTTTGCGCTTCCGCAGGCGTTCCCGCAACTCCTTGATCGGTTCTTTCGCCAGCACGATAACCCGGGAGCCGACCTCCTGCATTGCGGCGTTTTTCCATGCGTTCTGAAACGACAGCGATAAACCTTGCTCCAACGTGTCGTAAGCCGCCCGATCCACGAACCCGCACAGGTATTTGAGCAGCTCCAAAGCAAGGTGCGTTTTACCGCCGCCGCTCTCCCCGTAGATAATCCATGCGCCCCGGAGTTCGGGTTTGCCGAACGACGCGAGCCATTTGCCCGTGAAATCGGCAACCTTGAACTTGGCATTCACCACGTTTTTATTGCTTATCGCTTTTGCCATGTCTAAATCCTTTCTCCCAATCTGATAATGAAAACATCGTGATCGGGCGCACCCCATTCGGGTTTGCCTCTGCCGATTGCAATGTTGTCGATTCTAAACAGCATTGCGGTATGGGTGTAGCCTCTGCGGAAGCGGGCATGGGTAAGTTCCTTTGGAATCATGTTACCACGATGGAATGCTTTTATTAAATCAATACCACATCTTCTGCATTTGGCAATAGTCCAATCGTCTATGGGCTTTCTGCCGATCAAATTGCCTTTAGAATCAAATACCGGATTGTCACATAACCGTTTTATCCAATATGGTTTAATCTCGCGGTACTCCTCGGGCTTTTCGCCGGAGGCTTCCATGTCGTACCACTTGGCTTTGACTACAAGGTCGATCGCTTTCATTTGAACACCGTTTATTTGGAGGTTGAACGCTGTTTGACCGCGTGGACTTTGCGTTTTACCCGGCGCAAATCGCTCTCGCAGTCGTCGATAATCTCGTTTATTGTTTCCGGATCGGTCACACCGTTTGCGATGCACACGGCGGCAACGTCCTCGCTGTTTACGACCTGTATCGGGATGAACTTGCGCCCGACACGGCTGTAAATCTCCTTGTAGCCTTTCCGGTTAGTTCGCACACCTTTTTTGATGCGTTTCTCGAGGTAGTCCGTCGCACACAGGATGATCCCGACACGATCCTCGAGTTTGTTGTACAGGCTGATGAAAAAGTAGAGCACTTGATCGCTCAACTTGTCGGCTTCATCGAGTACCACGAGCGGCGTTTCTTTCTTTTTGAGGGCGAGAATAATGTCCGACATCATTTCCGGAACGGTGCAGCCCGTCGAATCAATCCCCATACATTGCAGGAGTTCCGCCATAAAGTGCTTGCGGTTCCAATACTCGGAGCACGAGAGGTTATACACATTCCGGTTGCTGGCAGCATAGCTCTTGATCGCCTCGCTCTTACCGCATCCGGCATCACCCGTGACTGCGAACACGAGGGAATTGTCCTGCGCGTCCTGCAAAAGTCCGTACATGCGTTTGTAGCCGCGTGTCTCCACGACAACCCACGCACGCGGATCGTAACCAATTTGCGAGGCGATCGTGCGCCACATTTCCTCACTGATTAAATCCCAGTTGTTATTGAGCACTTGGGAAATTGTCGCCGGGCTGACGCCGCGCATGGAGTTCGCGGCTTTGTTCTGTCCGCCTTTGATCTCGCAGAACTCCGCGAGTTTGGTTCTGATTTGCTCTTTCTCGATCGTTTTCATATTATCTCTATTTCTGATTATTAGTACAAGTTGAAAGTTTCCTCGTCCTCGATTTGAGGAACCGGGCGGCGCACCGTTGCAATTTCGATCGCCTCTATGTCCTCGATCTCGTGGGCTTGCAGGCGGCGCGTCTGCTTGTGGTTCTTATTTTGCCCCCGGCTATCACACAACAGCAGACGGGTTGCAACGTCGAGCTGCGGGTTGTCATTGAATAATTGCTCGACTTTGTTGCTGGCGAGGGCGAGACGTTCGGTTATGTCGTTCTCGAGCTGCTTGTTGAACTCCCGTACTCGGGCGAGCTGCTCCGCATCCCCCTCGCGGCGGTCGGCGAGAGCCATAGGCTGCACGTGTTTCCGTTCGAGCATGAAGCACAGGGAACCGTCCTCGTTCACCGCGAGCACATGGTCGAGGTTGTCCGGGTCGTATTTCACCGCCCAGCGGACATGCGCGTATTCCCGGAACTTGGGGTCGAAACAATCGTAATCCCGTTTTATGCCGCCGATCGTCGGGCGCAAGCCCACGCCCTCGAGTGCGTTGCGGTACCCCGTATCGGCTCCGAACGTGAGGAGGTATTGTTCATCGGAAAGCGGCAAGCGTCGCTCCTCGGGTAACTTGTCGAACAATCTCACGTACTCGGCACGTTTTTCGGCGCGCTCCCGCTCAATAAAAGCCGTAAGCTGCTGGCGGCACTCCTCCTCGGTCGGGAAGCTGTGGCGGTGTTTGTTCAAAAACTCGCTATTCGGTTGCAAATCCTTGTTCGAGGTTATGCCGAACCCGCCCCAGTTCGTACAGAGCTGGCAGTATTTCCTGTTGAAATAATTGAAGAACGGCTCGATCACTTTCGATTTGGCGTTGTGCGCACGGGCTGGAGTGTATATGTCTCCCATGATCTGATAAATCGGTTTGAGGTTCCCTCGTCCGTAGTTGTCACTCTGTATTTGATTCGAGTAGTAACGGCGTCCGAAAAGCTCGGCGGTGTGGTTCGCAGCATTCCGGAGGGCTGCTTTGATAAGTTCGGGGGTCTCCCGTTCGCCGATCGCATAGCCGACCGGATAATTGATACAAGGGTCGAGGACAATAACAACCGTGAGGCGATGCGTGTAGGTGGTGGTAGTACGCCCGTTCTTTTCCTCTGTCTTTTGGTAAAGCAACTCGGACACCCAGCCGTCCATTGTCCAGTATAAGAGCGGAGCTGTGGGGCGCGAACGCTTCACCTGCATACTCCGCTGGTTGCGGAACCGCGTCTCGCCGAGGCGTCCTCCGGCTGTCACGAGGTCGTGTTTCTCGCGCCATACGCCGACCGCCGCCCCGGTAATCGTTTTCCAGCCCTGCGTTTCTGCAACTACGTTGTAAATCCGCGCGATCTGCGCGTTGTCGAGGTTGCGAGCGTCGGAAATAAGCCGGATAAGGAGGCTTTCTTTGGTATCGTCGTCGATCTTGGCAGCGTTGCGGGTGCCGTATTTGCCCGTTATCAACGCCCCGTAACCCTCACGCACGTACTGGTTGAATTTCTCTTGCAGGCGGCGCGGGTTCTCCGGCAGGGTGTGCGGGAACGTGTCCGCGATACGCGGCAACGCCTGCGCTGCCTTGCGCCAAAATTCCGCCTTGCTGATACACCGCTTACTCTGTTTCCGGTGCTGACTGTCCGATCGCTCCAGCACCAGCCGGAAAGCGTTTAGGACTGCCGCATTGTTGGCATATTCAGTCTGTTTGTCCGTCGACAAATACTTCCCGTCGCCGAACTGGTGACGCTGGTAAAAATCTAACGCTGCGCCGTCCGGTTCGACGCTCTCGACAAACGGTTTGCTTTCCGCTTGCGCTTTCAAATCCGGACGGCGGCGGTAAACCTCCAGCTGGAACTTTAACGGCAACCTGTCGAGATCAAACAGCGCGGGGTTGCTTCTACAAGCTTTGCGAGCTTGGATAGAAGCATCCTTTTTAACGATGCACTGGATTGCATTCATGGTTGCAATGCCCGCTAAGTCATCGTATGTTACACACAATTTACCGTTGTAGTATTCCATGTTTCACATCTTTATTTTTGCTCCCGTGCCGGTATCGCTCCGGGTAACGCCTTCACGTTCACGGGAAATCGCTATCTTTGTGCGTTCAACTACAAATGTTTAGCGATTATGGAAAACTATATCTGTTTCACTTTTCACCTTCGAAATCGAGTGATGCTCGAAACTGTTCGCGGGAAATTCGGAGCTCTTCTAAGGTCGTTACACCTTCGATACAGAAGTGAATCCGAGTTCCTGCCTTATCGAGACTTATCGAACCCACGTGTCCGGCCATGGCGCCTCGACTTCTCCATGTTGCCACCAGAATACCAGCAAGACAATCATTTGGAAATACTCCGACATCTGAAAGAATCATATTTGCCACGGTTAAAGGCTGCTCATCCTGAATGGGGAGACGTAGCCATTTATAGGAATCTTCACCTGTATCCAAATCTGATTCACTCAATGTCGGATTGGTGGCGATGAGATTCTCCACGGCGTCCCGGTATGCGCGGGCGCACCTCTGTACCCTTTCGAGGGCATCTTCCTTGTGTCGCTTCATCGTCTTACGCGTTTAACTGATTGTAAATCTTTTGCAGGGAATACAGAACATCGCCCCACGTCGCCACTGTCATGTCATTGAATGTCGCCACAGGCTCGTGGTCGATGATGATCGTCGCGGCGTTGGTCTCCCGGTTCACCTGCAACTCCACTCGATCGCCGAAGTTTTGATACATCATTCCCCGCACGTGGTCGTGGCGTGTTTCTACATTCGGACAATAACCTTGCGGTGCCCGCTCCCCGGTATAAATCAATCCGCCTCGTTCCAGTGCGGCGGCACGGAGCATTTGATCGCGTTTGCTGTTGCGTTCGTACTTTAGCGCTCGACTGAGAATCACCCTGTGAACCTTGAAAGTTTGATACAACTCCCGGAATACAGAGGGCGGTAAAAGGATTTGCTTTCTCATAATTGCCTATTAATTGGTTATTTTCAGTATATTTGTTGCGTGGTTGTGTTAAAACCACATTGCAAAGATATAAGATATATCTTAAACAGCAAAATTATTTTTAAGATTTTTTCTACAAAATGAGTGGAGCACTTATAAGAATTAAACAATATCTCGATCTGAAAGGGATAAGCGTTAGAGCGTTTGAGTTGAAATGTGGATTCTCAAACGGCTCATTTGCGAGTCAATTAAAGAATGGCAAGACAATAGGAATTGATCGTTTAGAAAATATCTTAAATGCTTTCCCCGATATTAACATAGAATGGCTTCTTACGGGTAAAGGCAGTATGGCCAAGACCGACACGGTACCATTACCCAAAAACGACCAAACAACCGTTGCGATAGGAAAACGCTCGGACAAGAACGAGGGCATTCCGTTGATCCCAATCGATGCTATGGCAGGGGCGCTTTCGGAGAACAGCCAAACGATCATGGAATATGACTGCGAGCATTACGTCATCCCCATGTTCAAGGGAGCCGAATTTCTGATTCCTGTAAAAGGTGATTCCATGCAGCCCAAGTATTACAGCGGGGATATTGTTGCCTGTAAGCGGCTACCGCTTGATACATTCTTCCAGTGGAACCGCACCTACGTGATAGACAGCGAGCAAGGGGTGCTCATCAAACGGGTAAAACAAGGCGAGGACGACGATCATATCACGTTGGTATCTGACAATCCAGAGTACGACCCGTTTTCGCTCGAAAAATCCCGTATCTACTCACTGGCTCTCGTGATCGGGGTCGTGAGGGCGGAATAACCATAAAACGACCCGAATAGGGATTTCGAGACTTTTTATAGGATTTGAGTGCAGAAAGATAGATTTATATTATTGATATTCAGTGTTTTGTGTTTAATATATGGGATGTAAAACCCCGTCAAAAAATGACACTTTGGGGGGGTGTTTATGAACCTTATTTTTTTATTATGTGGGGGCAAACCTCAATAAAAATGTCATCCATTAGACCACCCATTAGACCATCCAATGCGTATTTTTGATATTTTGGTCTGAAATTCAGATGTACGCATTTTGCGCATCCATTTTATAAAAATTGCGTTTGAAATGCCGGTTAAACACCGCTTAAAACCTTGCGGCGGACACATGTCGTTTTCAGCCCCGTATGCCGCAAATCCCGCCCGTATCGGTATATAGAGCCGTTCGGGCATAAAAAAAGGGCGTAAATCGCCCCGTTTTGCCTGTAAATACAAGCGCAATTCAAATCGAGTTCAACCAACCGCCGCCGGAATTAACACGAAATTCAAGCAAATGCACATTTGAATTTCGCGCCGAAATTTTGTCGCTCTCTCGTAAGTCGTTGTATTATTGCCGCTTGTCTCTCTTTTCTCCCTGTTCTACTGTGTACATCTCAATTTCATGCCCGTACAAGAGTTCTTATTAAACATATCAGATCATAATTTGCGTATGAGTAATCGGGCATATGTTGAAACCAAAGAGCCATTGCTCCCAATAGCTCCCCTACGGTTCAAATCCGCAAAGTTAGGTGTGTCGGAAATGGTGTATTCCTTGGTTTTTAATCCCCATTGATTGCCCCTATCGGTTATCCCTAAGATTTCAACTTAAAAACAAAAACAATAAATTATGACACAACATAATACCATCAAGCTTTTTGAAGCTAAAAAAGTCCGTACTATTTGGGACGACAAAGATGAAAAATGGTACTTTTCCATAGTGGATGTGGTGGCTGTCCTAACCGATAGCCCTAATCCTCGTAAGTATTGGAGTGTCTTGAAAACACGTTTAAAAAAAGAAGGGAGTGAGTTGACTACAAATTGTAGTCAACTGAAAATGAAATCGGCTGATGGAAAGATGTATTTAACCGATGTGGCAGATACTCAGCAGCTTCTCCGTTTGATTCAGTCTATTCCATCGCCCAAAGCAGAACCGTTCAAGCAATGGATGGCACAAGTGGCGACTGAACGTCTTAACCAAATGCAAGACCCCGAACTCTCTATCAATCAAGCACTGGTGGACTATAAGCGGTTGGGGTATTCGGATAATTGGATTAATCAGCGTCTCAAATCCATAGAGATTCGTAAAGACCTCACGGATGAATGGAAGCGGCACGGATTGCAAGAGGGAGTGCAGTTTGCTACGCTGACCGATATTATTTATCAGACTTGGAGTGACATGACCGCCAAGGAATATAAGCAGTTCAAAGGTCTGAAAAAAGAGAACTTACGTGACAATATGACCAATAAGGAATTGGTGCTAAATATGTTGGCGGAACTTTCCACCAAAGAAATATCTGAAAGTAAAAATCCGGAAACATTTCGGGAACACATGGATGTGGCGGAAGCCGGTGGTGAGATTGCCCGCAATGCCCGTATGGAGTTGGAAGCCAAGACGGGTAAGGCAGTCATCAGTCCGCTGAACGCCAAGACAGGCATTGCGCTCAATTCATCTCCGGAAGAAGAAGACACAAAAGAATAATCCTAAAAAGTGAATCAATATCATGAAGACAACATTGCATACAGAATGGACTGTCGAAGACATCTGTAAAGGATTTACCTACAACGAATTGGAAGGTAAAGGTCTGTTTGGATTGGACGGGCGGCTCACTATCCAACCCGAGTATCAACGCCATTACATCTACAACGATGGGAAACGTGATGTAGCGGTGATAGAATCCCTGCTGAAAGGTTATCCCATCGGACTAATCTATTTCAACCGGACTGTGGACGGACGATTTGAAGTACTTGACGGGCAGCAACGCATCACTTCTATCGGTCGGTTCGTTACAGGAAAATTCGCCATCAAGGATGAAGCGGATAACGTACAGTATTTCTCGGGATTGCCCGAAGAGCAGCAACAAAAGATTATGCAATCCTCTCTGCTGGTATATGAATGCGAGGGTGAAGAAAAGGAAATAAAGGAGTGGTTCAAGACCATCAATATTGTAGGCATTCCGCTCAAGGAGCAGGAATTGCTCAATGCCATCTATTCGGGCGAGTTCGTAAATGCAGCCAAGCGGGTGTTCAGTAATTCCCAAAATGCGGAAATACAGAAATGGAGTCATTATATCAAGGGAGATGTGAAACGGCAGGATTATCTGGCGGAAGCCCTCCGGTGGATTTGCGACAGTAAGGGGATGAGCATTGATGCCTATATGAGCATACACCGTCACGAGCCTTCCACGGGAGAATTGGAAAGTTATTTCCGTTCTGTGATTGACTGGGTATCGGCTACCTTTACTATGGTAGAGCGTGACATGTGCGGCTTGGAATGGGGACGGCTGTATGAAACGTACCATGCCACCCCTTATAGCACCGTCCATGTCGCGGAACGGGTAAAAGCCTTGCAAGCGGATGAAAGTGTGCGGTGTCCCCGAAATATTTACGAATATGTACTGGGTGGAGAAGAGGATAAGAAACTGCTTGACATCCGTATCTTTGAAGAATCAACCAAGCGGGCTGCTTACAAGCGTCAGACCGAAGCGGCTGAGAAACAAGGAATTTCCAATTGTCCGCTCTGTGCGTTGGGGAATAATGCCAACAAGACCCGCATTTACAAACTTTCGGAAATGGATGCCGACCATGTGACTGCATGGAGCAAGGGAGGGGCAACCAGCATGGAAAATTGCGAGATGCTTTGTAAAACCCATAATCGTTCAAAGGGAAATCGGTGAAAGTGTGTTATTTTGAGAGAGTTAAATCAATTAATTCTCTCAAAATATGAACAATAAAAAAACATTTCACGAAGTTTCCGAGATTTGGTGTGATGCAAAGCGTCCGATAGTGAAGCATTCCACCCTATGTGCTTATCAGCTTACGTTACAAACACACCTATTGCCACGATTTGGCGCTGCGGAAAATATAACAGAGAAGGATGTCCAGCAGTTTGTGATAGACAAATGTACTTCCGGATTAGCAAGAAAAACAGTCCGGGATATAGTGGCAGTGCTCAAATCTGTTATCAAATACGGGAATAAGCACGGGATTTTCCATTTTGAAGAATGGGAAATCGAATATCCTACCCAAACAGAAAACAAACTGCCGCCCACATTGTCATTAAATCATCAGCGTATATTGATGCGTCACTTGCTGGAACAGCCCACTCCACAAAATATAGGTGTACTGTTGGCTCTCTGTACCGGAATGAGAATCGGTGAGGTTTGTGCTTTGAAATGGGAAGATGTGGATTTTGCACAAAAGACAGTCATCGTGAAGCATACTGTAGGCAGAATATATAACTGTGAGTTGAAATCTACAGAAAGGGTTCACTCTTCCCCAAAAACCAAGAATTCCTATCGTGAGATTCCTATATCCAAACAGCTTCTCCAAGCGTTGAAAATGGTAAGGAAACAATCTCAATCCCCATACGTGGTAGGCACTTCCACACAATCTAAAGAGCCCCGTTCTTATCGTGATTATTTTGGCAGGTTGCTAAAACGATTGGATATTCCCCACTTGGTCTTTCATGGACTTAGGCATACATTTGCGACCCGATGTATTGAAAGCCAGTGTGATTATAAAACTGTCAGTGTCATACTCGGTCACTCAAATGTGGCAACGACACTTAATCTGTACGTTCATCCTAATCTCAATCAAAAGAAACGGTGTATTGACCGTATGAGTAATTTCTTGGGAATAACATGAGTTAGTCTTGGACTCTATATATACATGGGGGACAAAAAATGTCCTCCATGTATGTGATGCGCATGATTGACTATAGCTTGAAGCCTTTATTCTTTTTCTGAATAGGCTTCAAGCCGACATTCTGTTGTAATCGTTCAAATTGTTTCTTGAACCATTCCCCGATATGCAGTCCGTCAATGGCAAGTATCAGCTTTCCATTGTTTGTACCAACTTTGGCAGTAACATCATTCGTCTTGAACTTACGCCTATGCTCATCGGAATAGAGTTCGCCGTTGTACGGCAATGGCTTGCCTGTCATTAAATGGGCGGTCTGTTCATGGGTAAAACCGACAGCAAGGCACAATTTCTCAATACGGAGCATAGCACGAAACCAAGGAAACCATTCTGTGGCTTTTATCAACAAGGCGTTAAGCCTTGATACTTCCGTTTGATGTTTTGTTACCGTCTCGTTCTTTTCCAGCAAGTGCCGTTGCTGCATTTCCAGCACTTGGCGGCTGTGGTCTGCCCGTATGGTCTGTATCTCGGCTTGCAGGGCTTCGATGGTCTCCTCGTGTGTGGCTACCTTCCTATGCAGGGCGGTGTTCTCCCTCTCCAGTGTCTTGACCTTGTTGCTCCCGAAAAGAGAACCGACACTCTCGGCGATGTTGGCGGCTGCGGTCGTGGCTGCCCCTTTCAGCCGTTCGGTCTGTATCTCTTTTTTCGCCCGTTCAAGCTCTTCCCGTGCCGTTTCTTTCCGTTCCTGCAATTCCACCACTTCCGTTTTCAGTTCCTCTGTTTGTCGCTTTATGTCACGGTAATATTGCTGCGTGGAAACGTGCCTCGCTTCCGAACCGTCCACGCCCCGTTGTAAACCGTATTTTTTCATCGCAACAGCGTAGCTGTCTTGATAGGCTTTCAGTTTCAAGCGGCTCATGATGTCATCGGCGCACAGCCTCACGGTGTCGGTCGGCTTCTTGCGGTAGCATTTCTTCGCCTGCTCCTCCCTTTTCTTCCGCTTGCGTTCCCCCTTGACTATCGGCACAAGTGTGACGTGCATGTGCGGTGTTTTCTCGTCCAAGTGCAGGTGAGCCGCCACGATGTTCTCCTTCCCGAACGTGTCGGCAAAATATTTGAGGTTGTCGGCGCACCACTCGTCCAGCCGTCCCTCCCGTTCGATGCGTTCCATGTCTTCGGGTGTTGCCGACACGTTGATGCGGATTGCCCGCACTTGGTTACTTCCGATTTTGCGTGTCAGTCCCGCTTCTTCCAGCCTCCTTTGGATAGCCGCCGAACGGTCTTTCACTCCTTCGGGATATTCGATGAGTTTTCGGTTTAGATGCGTGCGTGTGGGGTCAGCGTTCTTGGGTATGATGAAACGCTCTATGTGGGCGGTCGTCCCGCTGTCGGAACCGTGCGCCTTTTCCATGTGTAAAACTACGAAACCCATATATTCTTCCTTTCTTTTTTGGCTTGTGCAACAATGATTTTTTTGTATCTTCAGGGGCGGCAAATGCCGTCCCCGATGGGGTGTGCAGAGGGGCTTGCCCCTTGCCTTATTGGGGAATTTTCAGCGATACGTAGTATTGCGGCTCGGAAAATTCCCTAATAAGCTACGGTATTTTCTCCGTAAATACCCTGCGGCGTACCGTCCGTCTGCCTTTCTGCGGTGGCTATCCCTGCCGTCTGCTTACCCATATAACCCCACCCTTATTTTTTCCCTTTCGGTCGGTGGGTGGCGGGGCGGTCGGATACAAGGTTTTCCCGATAAATACGCTCGCAGCGAAGCGAGAGGAAGATTTATCGGGAAACGGCGCAGCCGCCTGACCTTTTAGCCGACATAAAGCCCCGTGCTTGCTTTGCCTTTGTAAACGGAAATGATTGCTCCGCTTTCCTCTGAAAAGAGGAATAGAACCTGCAATATATATCACCATAGTGATATGTTTGCATGTTGGTATGTTGATATATCATCATGCTTTCCAACGGCTGTTGGGCTTGCCGTCCGAAACAACCGACACGAATACCTTCGTTTTCTCTTTTCGCCCGTGTATAATCCTTTCCAACAACACTTTGCGGACTTTCGCCGCCCCGAACGATTCAACACGGAAAGCGAGGGCGGCTATCGTTTCGAGGTTGTAAACCTCCGCGCTGTATTTGTCCGATATGCGGATAATGCGCTTTATGTCATATACGCTCAAAACTCCGCTTTTGCAGAGTGCCTTTATCCCTGCCCGAACCGTCGGGGCGATAACCCCGAACAGTTCGCAGATTTCCCGCTCGGTCATGGCGGTTGCACCTATATCGCTCGGCAGGGAGATATTGCCCTGCCCGTCCATCGTGATAATGTTCCTTTCTTCTTTCATCGGGATTCTGTTTTTAATTAGATGGCTCGGCAGATATTCTTCTCCATATCCTCCAACTTGTGCGACAAGGTTTCCATGTCTTGGCTTATCTTCTGGGCGGTGATTTTGGCGTAAATTTGGGTGGTTTTTATGTTCGTGTGTCCCAAAAGGCGGCTCACCGTTTCGATGGGTACGCCGTGCGACAGAAGTACGGTCGTGGCGTTCGTGTGGCGTGCCACATGGTAGGTCAAACGTACCTTGAAGCCGCATTGTCTGCCTATATCTTTGAGTATCTTGTTGCAGCTTCCGTTACTCGGAACGGGGAAAACATGACCGTCCCTTGCCAGCCCCTTGTACTTTTCGATGATACGCTTGGGAACGTCCAAAAGGCGGATGTTTGATTCGGTGTTGGTCTTCTTTCTTCGGGTGATTATCCACAGGTTGCCGTCGAAGAATGTTTGCAGGCGGTCGACGGTGAGGTTCTTCACGTCCGAATACGCCAAACCCGTGAAAACAGAAAAGACGAACAAGTCCCGTACAAGCTCGTGGGTGGCGTTCTTCATCGGTGCGTCCATGAGCGTCTGTATCTCCGTTTGGGTGAGGTAGCCCCTATCCACGCTTTCGGGAGAGTTGATATATCCGGCAAAGGGATTGAACGGCAAACGCCCGTTGTTCCTTGCAATGGAAACGATGTGTTTCAACACAATCATGTAGCCCCACACGGTATTGGTGCGGCATTTCTTCTCCGTGCGCAGAAAATACTCGAAATCGTTGATGAACGTGAGGTTGAGTTCCTTTAACGGAATATCCTCACGCCTGTAGGTATGGGGCAAAAACTCCCGAATATGGTTGCAGACCGTCCGATAACGGGTAAATGTACCCTGCGCCCTGCTGTGCCCGACTTTCTTCTCAAACTCGGCGTTGTGCTGCTCGAACAGTTTCAGCAAAGTTTCCTGCTTGACGCCGATACCGAGATAGGCGTCTTTGAGTTTGGCGGCGGTAACATAACCGTCCGTCTGCATTAACTCTTGATAGCGGCGGTTTACCTCCACACGGATTTTATCTACCGCAAGGTTGATTTTCTGTGCTTCGACGCTCTTGCCCGAAGCACGGCTGTTCTTCACGTCCCACAACCGTGGGGGAACGTCCATCTTGCAACTGAACTGTTTAATCTCGCCGTCCACCGTGATACGGCACATTAAAGGCAGGTTGCCGTTCGGCTTCTCGCTGCCTTTCTTCACGTAAAATAATACCTTGAATGTACTACGCATAACTCACTCCTTTTTTTGATTACAAAATTAGTTATTAGTGAGTTACCGACAGCTATGTAAATCTACGCAAAACGCAGAAACAGAACTGTTTAGCAAGAAATCTGCACCCGTTACGGGAGTAACGAGGTGGTAACTGAACTTCTGCACCGTTTGGCTTCGAGGTGGTATTTCGTTGGCTCTGTCCCATAGAAAAACAAAGCGTAACGAACGCTCTATCAGCTAATTCGCTACGCTTTGCCCAAATTTACTTTTTCGCTATGTGTTTATTTTAGGTTCTGTTTCTGTATCTGTCAGAAGTTCTTCTTCAGACTGTATATCTTGCTCAAAAGCATTTTCCACCTGTTCATAGAACAGCAGGTAGTTCTGATAGCTGTAGAAAAGATAGCTGTAGAACGGTATTGACGACAAAATCCAGATAAAAACATATTTGTCTGGCAGAAATGTCAGCAATCCGCATCCGACACCGAAGATAACAGCCCAATAAGTGAATATGGAAAGCCATTCGATATATGTACCTATATCATCCGCCTGAGTTTCATTGAAAATCCGAATGGCTCTACGGTATGCAATTATGACTCTGCGAGCTAAAACGACTCCAAAAACGACTAACCATACAGCTAAAGCAAATAAAGAGAATTTTTGCATGATTCCGCTTGGCAACAGGAACAACACAACTCCGGAAAGAGTTGAAAATATAATCCATAAAATGATATGTGTCCACACACGCCGTTTGGTAATGTAAAAACGATCAAGCAACATTATCAATGCCGAACTGAACAGAGAATAGCACAGGAAGTATGTGGACATGTTCATCAATATGGCAGAATCCGCATTTTTGAATCGGATACCAAAGAAGAAATGTACCGAATAATTTGCCGAAAGCAGCAGCATAGCTATACCCATAATCTGTCGGGAGCGGAGATAATTCTTGAAAATTTTCTTTTCAGGAGTCTTTGCAAACAAAAAATAAAAGCCGAAGAATAACATCAACGGCAGTGCGGTATAAAGTGAAAAACTGTATATAGATATAGATGGCTCCATTGTTATGCTTATTTGATTTTGATACAAAGTTACGTCTTTTTCTTCACAAATAGACACATAATCTATGATTTAACGTTATAGATTCGGTCATATTAGATTGAAAAATTATTAGAATTAAAGCCAGTGGTGAAAAATTCAACCACTGGCTTTTTCTGTCAAGACTTCGATATTAAAGTTTTACACCTTTGGATTCCGATAAACCGAGTCTCCCTATAATTAAATGACTGCGTACAAAGTCCACGTGCGGGCTTTCCGGCTGTTGTTCCGTCTGTTTTTTCTCGTTGCCTTGCCGGTTCTCTTCCGTGTTTTCCTGAGCCGGAGCCAGCTCAAGCTGTATCTTGCGGTCCAGTGCGGCGAGTTCGGACTTCAGCTGTTTCAGCTCGTCCTCCTTCTTCCACACCTTGCCCGCTATCTCCTGCAACTGCGGAATCTCCTTTTCCAGCACTTCGTTCTTAGACTTGTACTGGTCGATGATGGTCGGAATCCTCTCCAATGCGTTCAGAAAGTTTCGTGCGGCAGCAATCGGGTCTGCCATCGCCAGATGCCCGTTGTTGAAGGTGTACTTGTAGTTCCCCTCCACCACGAAGCGGTTGTCGGTGAACTCCAGACCTTCTTTGAGTGTCCTCTCGCTGACCACCTTTATCGGAAAGCCGTAAAGTTCCCCGACAGCCTTGTACAGTCCACCAGTCGTGGCGTTCTTGGCGATTTCCTGCAAACGCTTACCGATGACCTTCTCATCCGTTGAATCCACGCCGTCCACCTTAACAAGATTAAGGCGGCTGCTTTCCTTATCAGTCTGCACAACGGAAAGAAAACGGTTCCAGTCTTCCGTCATGGCTTCGATGAAAGCCGTGTTGTTGCGCAGTTCTCCCGTCTTGGATTCCAGCTTGAACTCCGAATCGCGCTTGCCCTTGTTGAACGATTTGCGTTCCCCTTCGAGCGAGGCGATACGCTTCTCTAATTTCGCCTTATCCAAAAGGTCGGTATTGCCGGAGAGCAACGCCATATACTCCGAGAAGTTCATACCCGATTTTTCGTCCATTGCTCCCTCGTCGATGGTACGTGCGCCCATCGCTCCGCTTTTGAGCTGCGATATGAACGTCTGCTTGCAGTGCAGCAGATTGAACTTGTAGCTGTCCAGCGACTTTTCCACCGCGTAGATGATGACATCCACGTTGTTCTCGGCAAAATGCTTGGCAATCTCGTTCCCGGCTCTAACACCCCGTCCGTCACGCTGTTGCAGGTCGGACGGTCGATCGGGTAGGTCAAGGGCATTACTGCCCTCTTCCCCCCTCAGAACCGTACGTGAGGGTTTCCCCT